CGGTCGTCACGTCGACGATCCACGCGTCAACCACCGCACTGCGCACGCTGCTACGGTACGCGCGCACCGCACGCAGGCCAAGCTCGCTCATCGTCGCATCCATCATCTCGCCCATCGTCGTCGTCGTCGTTGTCATGGTGTCCTCGCGTGTTCTGTTACTTTGTGATGTGTCGTGTTTGGTTTGTGTTCTAGTAGCGCTCGCCCGCAGCGCGCCGTGCGTCGCGCTCTGCGATGTAGCGCTGCCGGTAGTCCTCGCTGGCGCGAGCCAGGAACGCGTCAAGCCGACGCTGATCCGCTGCGGCCCACGCGCCGTCACCGTGCGCCGCGAGGACGACATCGAGCTCGCGCTGTGCCTCTCGGTGCTCGCGAAACAGCGTCTCGCGGTACGTGCGCTGATCGCCGCCTGCGAGGTACGCGTCGCGAGCCGCGTCGATACGCTGGCGCGTCGCCTCGTGGATGGCATCGACCTGCGCGCAGACCTCGGGGCCGATGGCTGCTCGAGCGCGCAGACGGCACGCCTCCGCGATGTCGGCGCGGCACTGGCGCTCATGCGCGCGCAGCTCGTACGCGCCAGCGATGGCGTGCGCGGCCTCGGTCATCGAGCGCCCGCGCACGTCCGCGCACGCTGCGCCGAGGGCGCGCTCTGCGTCGGTGATCGCGTCCAGCGTCGCGCGCAGGTACGCGAGGTCGGAGCCGCCAGCGCGCCACGCCTCGCGCGCCGCCGTCACCGCAGCGGCGCAGGTCGCGTGTGCGGTGCCGATTGCGAGGCCAAAGCCCGCGGGGAACTCGCCGTAGCGAAGTGCGTCACGCACGCTCACGACGCCACCTCGAGGTCCGCGATCATCGCCTCGACGTCGGTTTCGCTGGCGGCGTCTGCGACGAGCTGCGCGACGTACGCATCGCGGACGCGGTCGATGCTGTCAGCGTTAGCAACGAAGCCGCGGCTCTTCAGTTCGTCGGCGATCGCGGCATTGTTCCAGTCGCATGACACGCTACCGTCTTCCGTGCGCGCAGCAAGCGCTGCACGGCAGACGGTGTCCTCGGTGACGTCGTCGCAGTCCGTCAGCATCGCAGAGCAATCCTGCGACAGCATGACGTCCACGATGTGCGCGACGTCATCGTCCGTGGCGACGCGCGTCTCGCGGACGTCGAGCTGCGCGCGCAGCGCCTCGACGGTCATCTCAAGCGCCGCGGCAGCCTCGCCGCTGCCCGCGTAGCCTGCCGCCATATGCATGGCCTCGACGGCATCGGAGGGCGTGCAGCCCTCGTAAACGCCAAAGCAGTGGCCCGTGTCGCGCGCGGTGATCTGGTAGCTGGTCATGTCGTCCTCGCTCTCTGTGTGTCGGCGGTCCCTCACCGTCGACGTGTGATGTATACGCTAAGTGCTAGCAGCCGTCAAGATACAATCGTCATGCTCAGGCGTCGTCGTGCGTCCACGCGAGGTGGTTGAGCACGCGCTCCCGCTCCTCCTCCGGCAGGGAGGCCAGCACCTCGTCGCGGACGTGCGTGGTCGTGAGCCACCGCTGCCGGTACACGTCCCAGACGGTGACGCTCCCGTCGTCGTGGTAGGTCGTGGCGTAGCGGCTGGTCGTGTTCGTCGTGGTCGTCATGGTGTCCTCGCTGGTGGTGTCGGTGTCACGGTCGAGCTCGGCGGCGCACGCCGAGCAGAGATGGCAGAGCAGGCCCTCGACAATGCGCTCGCACGTCGCGGGCGCGCCGCAGAGCTGGTCGTCGTCGCCAATAAGCGCGATGCACTGATGATCGGTCATGCTGCCTCCGGGAGCGCGCGCAGGGCGGCGCGGCGGATGCGACGCGCGTCGATGCGGATCATGCGGCACCACGCGGTCAAGTTCAGCTTCTGGCGACGGCTGTTGCACGACCTGCACGCAACGACGAGATTCGTGGCGATGTCCTCGCCGCCACACGCGCGCGGCGTCAGGTGGTCGAGGTGGAGGTGCGAGCCGCTGCTCTGCTCCGTCGCGCCGCAGTAGACGCACGCGTGGCCGTCGCGCGCCTTGATCTGGCGAGCAACCTTGCCGAGTCGCTTGCTCAGCGATTCGCGGTTCGGGCGGGCTGCGTGCTCTTCGCGGGTGGTCATTGTCTCTACTCTCTGTGCGTCGCGGCCCCTTGCCGCTCACTCCCTATGTATAAGCCCGGTGCTATATCGAGTCAAATATTATTTCGCGTGGCGTGCGAAATATTTATTTCGTGCGCTAGCACGCGGTCGGCTTGCGCGATGCTAGATCAACTGCTAGCCGTCGCGGCCATGCCTGACACGCCGTCCTCAAAACTGCCCGCCCTTTTCGTGCGCCTGCCCGTTGCGACGCACGACCTCCTCCGCGACCTCGCCGCCACCGCCGACGAGTCCGTGTCGCGCTACATCGTCACGCTCATCGAGCAGCAGCGCGTCGGTGGCCCGCAGCTGCCGCCGCGTCGCCCGCGCAAGGTCGTCGCGCCGCCGCCCGTCGAGGAGCACGTCGAGGAGCCGGTGCGTCGCAAGCGCGGCCGTCCGCGGAAGCTCGTCACGTTGCAGCCGCCCGTTGAAGTCAGTCATGAACGGTTCTGCGCGTGTGGTCGCCGCGTGAGCGAGTGCGATGGCTCGCGCAAAGGCTGCCCGCCCGTCGCGCTGCCGCAGGTCGAGCAGCCGCCGCGCCGTCCTCGAGGTCGTCCGCGCAAGGTGCCCGCGGAGGTTGTCGCCACGCCGCCGCACAAGCGCACGCCGCGCGTCGAGGCCGCGCCCGTTCAAGAGCCTGCCATCACCGCCGCAGACATCGGGCAGCTCGTGGTCAACGCCGTGCGCCTCGCCTCGCCGTCTATACCGGACACGCTGGACCGCATCCGCGCCGCGCTGGCCCGCCTCGAGGAGCCGCCCGTCGAGGAGCTGGCCGACGAGAGCGCGTCGCGCGTCGTCGTGGAGGACGCGCCATGAGCCCGCACCGTCGCCGCTCGCTGCTGCTCGACCTCGCCGTCGCGCACGTCCGCGAGGCGCGTCTAGCTGCCCGCCTCGTCGTCGGCGCGCTGCGCGATGCCGCCATCGCCGCGCTGCTCTCAACGCGCGCAGACGACGATATCTCGCTGCCCTCCTGGCGGGCTCATCGCGATGCCTCCGATGATGGCCTGCCGCGCATGACCGGCCGCGGAGGTGACGCGTGACCCGCATCCTCGATGACATCGTGCTCGGCGCGCTGCTCGCCGTCATCGGCTTCGGCAGCTGCTCAGCCTGCGACACCGCGCAGGCGCAGGACCCGCCGGCTGCTGCGTCGCACGACGCCGCCGACGTCGCGCGCTGTCTCGTCGCTGAGTCGTCGCGCGCGGAGGACTGGCCGGCCATCCTCGACGTGCTTGAGCGTCGCGCTGCTCGAGGCGGCATGAGCGTCGCGACGATGGCGCGCCGCTACTGCGCCGTGCACCGTGCCGCGCGCCCGTCGCTGCGGCAGGCCCGCATCCGCGCGCTGCCAGAGGGCGGCACGCCGCGACTGCAGCGGCTCTACGCTCGCGCCCTCGTCGCCGTCCAGCGCGGAGGGCCGGGGCGCTGCGACGCGGAGCACTGGGGCGCTGCGAGCGGCGACGACCTCGCGCGCGCGCTGCGGCTAGGCTGGCGGCGCGTGGACTGCGGGCCGACCGCCAATGCGTTCTGGCGGTTGCAATGAGCGCGCGCATCACGTAGCACGTCACGCGGACCAGCAGCTCGACGCCGTCGCGACTCCCTACCCGCGACACGAGGCGTCAGCTGCTGGTTCACTTTGATGCGGAGGGCACTTGACGCGCGCGCGATGTAGTGTAAAGAAACATCGCGCACCGTGTTTGGTGCGTACAACAAAGCCCCCGTGCGCTACGAACGCACGAGGGCCGATCACCGCCGAGTGGAGCGACGATGACCCCTAAGCATATCATGGACCGTGATGCAGGCACGTTGACCTACGATTTCGACGCCGCGGATGCGACATGGCGCGATTACGAAATCTATCTTGAATGGGAGAAAGAGTTTCTGAAGGAAACAAATGAGGCATGGGCACTCATCAAGGACGATATGGAAAAATACACAACCGATCCGCAGCTCGCGTTTGCGTATCGTTGGTTTGATGAATCTCTGCACAAGCTCGACGTCACGCGTGAAATTGCTAAGGAGAAGCTCGCGGAATACAACGCTTGCGTGGGTGCTGACGATGCCGTCAAAGCGTAAGACGGGCATCGATGGACGATTCGTTGAGAATCCTCGCATCCACACATTCAACGTGAGGCTGAACACGGAGGAGCGCGACGCGCTCCAACGTGCGGCCGACGCTGAGCACCTGACGCCGTCCGCGTGGCTGCGGCGCACGGCTGTCATTGCATCTCGAAAGGCGGGCGGCTGATGACGACGTCCGCGAGGCTGTGCCCTGCGACGCTGCGGGCCGACTACGTGCGCCAGATGCGCGACATGGGCGCGGAGGTGTTGCGGCTGCGCGCTGCTGGCGAGCACGGCCTCGCGGACGAATTGACGTGCTACCGCGACCGTCGAGGCGCGCAGCTGCGTGCGCTCATCGCGCGCGCCGACGAAGGGGCCGACGCATGATCGACGCTGTGCGCCGCGCGCGCCTCTCCGCGCTGATAGCAGCCGACCTCGACGCTATCGAGCGGCGCGACGTGCTGCCGCCGTGGTGCGGGCTTCCCGAGGACGCGCGCGTGCTCGAGGCGTGGCGCGAGCTTGTCGCCGTGGACGTCTCCGACCGCACGCGCCACATCGATGAGGTGCACGCCGACCTCGTGCGCGCGCGGGCCCGCTGCGACCTCGCGCTGGCTGTCAGGGACGCGGAGATGCGCGAGGCGCTCAACGCGCCGCGGCCCACGCTGCGGCGGCTACAGGCTGAGCTAGCGCGGCTGTCGGCTGCGGACCTCGTCGCGCTGGGCGAAGAGGCCGGGCCGCTAGCATTTGCTGCACGGTGTTTGACGCACCGCGACGCGTAGAGTAGCGTTGACCTGTTCGCGTAAAAGAATGGGCTCGCGGCGCGCTAACGCCCGAGCCCGTGACCGAGAAAATGGAGGTTTCCCGATGCGATTTTGTACATCGATACCGGTCGTCCGTCCAGCTAGATTGCGCGCCGCAAGCGAGGTGCGCTGATGCCGTGGGGCAAGATGGACGACAAGTTCCACCGCCACCAGAAAGTGCGCGCGTTGCGTCGCGACAAGGCCGGACGCGAGGCGCTTGGCGTGTGGGTCTTCTGGTGGTCGTGGTGCCTTGACGACTCAGAACTCACCGGCTTTGTGCCTCGCGATGAACTTTCGGCCTCCGATTTGAAGGCAGCGGAGGTGCTCGTTCGAGTCGAGCTGTGGGACAAAGTCGAGGGCGGTTTTCAGTTCCACAACTTCAAGAAGTGGAATCCGAAACGCGAGCAAGTCGAGGCCAAGCGTGAGGCCGACCGCCGCAGAATTGCAGGGAAAAGAGAGGGTAGTCGCGAAAATGTCGCGCGCGACATCGCACGCGACATCGACGCGAGTCGCACGCGACATACCGGCGACGTCGCGAGCGACACTGATGCGAGTCGCGAAAATGTCGCACGCGAGTCGCATCCACGCGCGTCCCCTTCCCCTTCCCCTTCCCATCCCAGCCCCACCCAGCCGCTGGTTGTTGATTCCTCGTTCAACGTCCGGGTCATGGAGGCCGTCGTGAGCGAGACGCGCGGCACGGTATGGAGCGTGCCCACGCAGCGAATGCACCTACGGCAGCGGGCCAATGAGGTCGCCGAAGAGATTCGCGACATGGCGGCGAAGCTCGATCTAGATTGCAAATATCTGTGCGCTGAGGCATTCAAGCGCTGGGTGCAAGTGCGCGAGAAACGCAATCAAGACACCGCGCCGCATTGGTGGCTCGAAGACTGGGCCGGTGCGTTGCCGCCGCCGCCGAAGCCGAAGGAGGTGTGGCGTGACCTCGAGGGCTGAGCCGCTCTGCGATGTGAGCGCTGAGCGCGCGCTGCTCGCCGCGATGATGGCCGACTCGCGCATCGCGGACGCCTACAGCGTGCCGTCTGACGCGTGGACCACGCCGACGCACGAGGCCGTCGCCGCTGCTATCCGCGCGCTACTCGACGCGTCACTGCGCGTCACGGAGGCGACCGTCGTCTCGCACTTACGCCAGCGTCAGCAGCTCGAGGCGGTCGGCGGCGCTGACGCCGTCTACGCCCTGGCAACGGGCGGCGCGCTGCTGGTCGACGTCGCGGTCGTCCACGGGCGAGTGCTCGCGCTGGCGGGGCTGCGGCGCAAGGAGCGGCACCTCCTCGACGCGCTCGCCGCCGTGCGCACCGAGAACGCGGCCGGCGCGGCGGTGCATTGCGCTGCTGCCCTCGAGGACGACGCGGCGCTGACCGTCGAGAGCTTCTCTCTCGCGGAGGCCGTCGAGCGCGCGTACTGCCGCGCGACTCAGCAGCAGACGGGCGGGCTCGTGCCCACGGGCATCGCGGCCGTCGATGACGCGATATCGGGCCTCGGGCCGGGTGACCTCGCGATCGTCGGCGCGGACACCAACGTCGGGAAGTCGTCGCTCGCGCTGACGATGGGCGAGAAGCTGGGAGCGCGCGGACTGCTGCTCGGGTACATCAGCATCGAAGACCCGCGCCAGCTGATTGAGGACCGGCTGCTATCGCGATTCTCACGCGTCAGCGGGCACTCCATCCGCGCGCGCCAGTTGTCCTACGAGGACCACGAGCGCATCGCCAACGCGGTCGCGAAGACGCGTCAGGCGGGCGATAAGGCTGGATTCATCACGAGCTGTATCCCCGGCGCGACTGAGTCCGACGTCGTGCGCGAGATGGCAAGACTGGTGCGCGTCATGCACTGCGACGTCGTGTTCGTGGACTACGCGCAGGCGATTACGTGCTCGACCAAAGTCGAGAACACGCGCCTCGAGGTCCGCACCATCGCGGCGCGCATCAAGGCCGCGGCGTCGCGACTCGGCATCCCGGTGTGGCTTGCGTCGCAACTGACCGTCGAGCGCGGCGAGGGCAAGGAGCCGGGGAAGCATGACCTTCGCGATTCACGCGACCTCGCGCACCTCGCCGAGCTGGTCATCGTGCTCTGGCGCAAGGAGGAGCAGGACGCCGCGACGGTGCATGGCCGCATCGTCAAAGGCAAGACCGGCGGCAACGGAGTCACGTTCGCGTTCGCGCGCGGAGCGGGAGGCAGTCTTAAGGAAATCGATGCGGTGCCAGATTCGCCGCTGTACAACGAGCGAAGGGGGCGACGATGACCGCGCATCAGTTCCGGGCAGACGGCTATCGCGAGGACGGCGAGCCTCGTCTGCGCTGCGCGCGCTGCGGGATGCTCGGTCACTGGGCGGGCGCTCGCGACGCGTGCCCGTACCTGTGCCACGCGCGCTACCGCATCCACGCGACGCCATCGGCTCCGCAGCCCATCGTGCAGGGCAACGGCGCGTCGGCGCACTGGGAGGGGCCGTACGCGAAGAACCGCTGGGCGACTTGCAAGCGCTGCGGCAGCAAGTTCAGGCACCCGAAGAGGTTTCGCGTGATGTCGTTCTGCGGCCCGATGTGCGCGCGCGACAACGCGCTCGACCGCAATCGCGCGCACGCTGCGGCGTATCGTGCGCGGCAGCAGGGGGCGCAGTCGTGATGCGTTACCTCTCCGTCTGCTCTGGCATCGAAGCGGCGTCGGTCGCCTGGCACGGCCTCGGCTGGGTGCCGGTTGCGTTTAGCGAGATCGACCCTTTCGCAAGCGCGGTTCTCGCCGCGCGATTCCCCCACGTACCAAACCTCGGCAATATGGAGGCCTACCGTGAGTGGCCTGAACAAAGCGACGCAATTGACATTCTCGTGGGCGGAACTCCCTGCCAGTCCTTCTCAGTCGCAGGACTCCGCAAAGGCCTCGACGACCCGCGAGGAAATCTCGCCCTCGTCTATCTCGGCATTCTCAAAAAGTATCGGCCTCGCTGGTGCGTCTGGGAAAACGTACCCGGTGTCCTGTCATCCAACGGAGGACGGGACTTTGGTTCCTTTCTCGGGGGGCTGGCGAAGCTCGGGTACGGGTTCGCCTACCGAGTGTTGGACGCTCAGTATGTCCGAGTGGACAGTCACCCTCGTGCCGTCCCACAGCGACGGCGGCGTGTCTTCGTTGTCGGACATTCTGGAGGAGACTGGCGCAGTGCCGCCTCGGTTCTTCTTGAGCCCGAGGGCGTGCGAGGGGATTCTCCGCCGCGCCGGAAAGCGGGGAAAGACTCTCCCCGCAGCCCTCGCGCAGGCGCTGAAAGCCGCAGTGGAGAGGCGGTAGCCTTTGCTCAGAACCAGCGACTAGAGATTCGAGAGCTCGCAGTAGCGGGTGCGCTAGCCGCGATTCGCAGAGGCGACGCGAAGAATGAAACGCTGCTCGCCACGGCTGCGCCCTCGTTCTCATGGCCCGTCGAGGTCACGCCTCCGCTCAGTGCCGACGCGGACAAGGGTGATCAAGACACCCTCGTCGCTGCGGTGTCCACCGGGCGAGGCTACTGGAATGAATCAGAAGTCGGCGAGAAAGCTGTAATCGCACGGCAGCTCGCGAGCGGGCGCTACACGGAGGACGACGTCGCGAGCACCGTCGCCGCGCAAGATTACAAGTCGGCAATGGATCTTGTGGCGACGTCATGGACGCCGGCAATCGCGGGACCGCTCGGCGGTGCTGCACAGACCGGAGGCTTCCGCACGACGGATCTCGACAATAACGGCGCGTACATCGTGGAGCCTTTGCCGTTTGACACGAACCAGGTGACGAGCGTCGCAAACCGAAGCAACCCGCAGCATGGTGATCCCAGCCATCCGCTCACACGTTTTGGCAGCGCGCCGACTATTGCTTTCGCTGCGCCGACGATGGCGGTGCGTCGCCTGACGCCGCGTGAGTGCGAGCGGCTGCAAGGATTTCCAGACGACTGGACGGCGATCACTTACCGCGGCAAGCCCGCGAGCGACGGGCCGCGCTACAAGGCGCTGGGGAACAGCATGGCCTGCAACGTCATGCGGTGGATCGGCCAGCGCATCGCCAATCACGAGGCGATCAATGCTTGACGACGACGACGACGACGCGCTGTCCGGATACGTCATCGCGCATCACTGGTGGCCTGAGGGCACGCTGCCTGACGGCAAGCCACGCGTGCGCTGCGTGCGCTGCGCCGTGCTCAAGCACTGGCCCGCAGCTGACATGACGTGCGTCAAGGTGCAGATGGATACGCCCGCGCTGGGCGAGACAGAGCCGCTGCACGCTGGGCAGCACGAGGGGCCGTACGCCGTCGAGTTGCCGCGGACGTGCGCGACGTGCTCGAGGCCGTTTCGTCGGCCTAAGCGCTGGAACAAGTGCAGGACGTGTTCGCCGCTGTGCGCGGCCGACTTGAAGCGAACGTCGAATCGGCTGGCGCGCAGGAGGCAGCGGTCGTGAGCGCGCATGACTGGCACGACGAGGGCCGCAGCGACCTCGGTGAGCCGCGCTCTCGCTGCCGGTATTGCGGCGTCATGGCGCACTGGCCGCTCGCGGAGGATGCGTGCACGTCGGCGCGACGCGCGGCCGTCCAGCGCAGCAGCAAGCGCGCGCTATACGGGCGCAAGCGCGCGCAGCCGACGACGTCGGCGGTGTGGCCGGGCCCGTACCGCGATGGCGAGGCATGGCGCGACTGCCGTCGATGCGCGCGCTCTTTTCGTCGCCCTGTCGCGATGACGCGCTGCGAGTTCTGCGGGCCGCTGTGCGCGTGGGAGGCGGCGCGTACGTCGCAGGTGGAACGCTGGGCGAAGCAGCGCG